TTTACTCTTTTCTGACACTTTAACAGGTGAGCCAGCTTTATGATTTCTCCATCGCTCATATTCTATCTGTGCCGCCATATGATCGCCGTGATGTAAAATAACAGCCATATTAGTTTTCAATTTAGCTTGAGCACTTCTTGCAACAAAATAAGGTTTATTAGAATCATCATACATTCCGTCGTGAATCTTGATAGCCTGATATTCATTCCAAGACATTGGTATTTCATATTTTTGTAGCAACCAAACAGAAAGATCCGGTACCATTGAGAAAGGAATATTTTCGTTGTGTTTATACATTCGACCCATATTCTTTCTGTGCCAATCTGAAGTCTCTACTTGATAAACTTCATTACCATCGCCTGGGAATCCTATTTTGCCTAAGTCATGATGCATTGCTGCAAACATTAATTCTTCCAATGTATAACCTGACATATCAGCACCACAGTTTTTCCATAAATTATACAATTCATGAGTACATCCCATTACACGAAGTACGTGATCTACATAACCTCCTGCGAATGCATTATGGTAATGTGCTATCGAAGATGCTGGCATCATTGCAATGCGTTCTTCAAAGTCATCATACATTTTGTTAATCTGTTTGGCTCTTGTAGGAAACTGTAAATTGATTTCTTCTCGAAAGGTTTCCCAATTTTCTTTTATTTGATTTGCTTCTAACATATTAATATAATATTAAATTATTTTCGTAATTCCAATATCTTGCCGTTAACTAGGTCGTTAGTGCACTTCCAACATGTAACTGCAATTGCATTAACATCAACGCGTTGACAAATTCGATCGCAATATTTACACTGTAATTTTTTATAACCGGTACTTCTTATAACTTTTCTTTTTTTCATTTTATTTTATTTATGATCTTATAACTCGTTTTGGTGGTTGTGGTTTTGGAGAAGTTGGAGGAGTTGGGGCTTTAACCCGCTTGGCTTGACTCTCCTCCTCTACAACTTCAGGTATCACTTCAGACAAGAGGTCTTTAGTTTCAAATAAACGATTTGCTGCTATTAATAACATGACAGCTAATGGGTCAAATACAAATATAAAAAGAAGTATAAACCAATTAACTACGCTATCAACTGGTTGGTTTACTCGTTGTGCTACATATTTAATAGGGCCTACCTCGGCCGAAACTTCACTCTCTGTTTGTATTTTGAGCATACGTTGATCTAGGTTGCTAACTGAATCAGAATATGCAATTTCTCGACTGTATAACGTGTCTCTACGCGATGTTGTTTGATTTAATTGTTTTTCCAATACTCTTCTTGTTGCTGAACTAGTTGTTGTTATAACTTCACCATCAGCGTTAGTATATTGAATAACATTGTTAGAAAGACCAGAAGTTAATTCGGTAATATTTTTATTTAATGATTCTTTTTCTAATCGTACATCATTAGTTGCATTCTGATATCTTTCTTTTTTTAATTGTAACACTGATAATTCAGATTCTTGATTTTTTAGTTTATATGCAGTTTCTTGATATGCTGAAACTAAAAATCCATATATACCTAACGAAGTTATACACATCAATATAAATACAGCTGTTACGAGATAGCTCTTTAAAAGTGCGGATATAGACTTCCATTGTTGATGTAAATAAGAAGCGGTTATTAGTTTACTAACTTCTAATATCGAAGCCATAACAATAACCGCAGTAGCTTGAGCTGAAAAAAGTTTACTCAATCCAAATACACTGTAATATGCAGCTGTCCCGGCTAAACCTAAAGATGCTGATAATACAACGTATGGAAATACATGTTTCACTTATTCTCTGTCGATGTAATACTTTGCTGATTCTAGTTTACGGAAAGCTCTTGCTAAATTATCTAATGCAGATTGTTTATCAATTTTACCTTCCATTAACATTTTACCTGTAGACTGAACAATGTTCTTTGCATCTTCGATGTCGTCGGTTAATTTTGCTTTGTAACGATATTGTGGCATTTGTGACCTTTTTTAATTATTATTTATTATAAATATGTTAATCTAAAATTAATGGCGTTTGACAACACTCTACATTGATATTTTGCAAAGCCAACTCTTTTGCCTTAGCTTCTACCACAACATCCAGACTGTCTACACCATAAGTATTAGGAGTAGTCAATATATAATCTGCATGAGCCATTTCTTTGATCTTGCTAAACTCTTTGTATGCCTTAGCAAAAGTAGGCCATTTAGGCAAGTCCTCCCAAGCAATATTGTGCTTTTCGCAAATACCTTCTATAAGACGTTGCTGCTCGCGTCTGCGAGACTCGGAGTAATGAGTGCATTGAGTAACACCGTGCTTCTGCCAAGTCTCACGAGCCATAAAGAATGCCTCCTCTTCGGATAAGTCACCGGTATTGAAAGTATGATGCCAATAGTCAAAAGTAATAGGAATACCAGTAGCGGAATGCACCATCTCGTATAAATCACGAACGGAATACATAGACGCCTTGTCGTCATTCTCAATAACAAGCCGAGCACGACACGATTCTGATAGTCGATAATAATTCTTGATCCATCGTGCAATAGTAGACGGCTTATCATTGTAAGCAGCACCTATATGAATATTGATCTTGTTGTCGAAGCTAGGAGCATAGCCAAGCATATCAAACATTTCACTATGACGTTCGAGGCCGAGAATACTATTTTCAACCACAACCGGATCGGGGCTACCTAATATATGGAAAGGTCCAGGATGCGTAGTAAGACGGATACCATGCTCTCGAGCAAAGTCACCAGCTTCTTGCAACACCTCACGGATACGATCATAGTCAGGCAAGTCCTTGATCTCATAATGATTCCAACGAGGAAACATTTCACTGCCTATGCGAAAGAGTCGAATGCCATGGGCCAAATTCCATTTGAGGATAGGGAGCAAATCTTCTGCGTTAAGCAGACTGCGCTCGCTTGCTAAAGGCATACCACCTTTTTCAAAGATGCGTTGTATCATAGTTCGACCGGTGCGAATACCTGCCTTGCCTAATGTCATGTTATTACATGCATAACCAAATCTAATCATAACTTTTAATTTTATTATTAATATAAGAAAAATTTTGCATATATCCAAATATCTTTTTTTTTAAGTATGACTATATTTATATAAAAGAATTCTTAACAAGGAAACAAATGAAAAATATTTTATCAGAAAACATGCAGCGTTTCGGAACCAAAAATTTAACTGAATCAAATGTTCAAAAATTAAATGAAGATGTATATGAAGAGCTTAAAGCAGATCCATCTCCAGCAAACGTAGCAAAAGTTATTTACAATGCAAAAGGAATGTTTAATGATAGTGAAGCTCATGTAGTAGCAGCATTACAGGCTTGTAAAACATATGCAGATTGGAGCGCAGCTGCAAAAGTATTTCAATCATTATATGGAAAAACGATTATAATGTATATGGCTGGGTTTCTTACCTCGAACGATTTATTTAATAAACAACATGCTGGATCAACTGCAGGTGAAGAATTAGAACGACTTTATGGAAGCAGTTATGAAGAGCAAGTTGGAAAATATTTTAAACGACAAAGTAGTGTGCGGCATGAATTTGATCGAGCAAAAAACATGGCGTCTTGGAGAACACAAGCGCAACAAAATAACACAAAAAGCGGTTATTAATTTTAAACATATTTTTTAAATTGGGTTAGAATTCTTCTAACCCTTTTTTACTGCTCTGTAACAAAAATAAATAATACTAAACAAAACGGCACCTATACATCCGCCAATATGACTTGCATCAGTTGTGTTAATATTAATATTACAATCTTTTAACTGTGATAATAAAAACACAAATCCTAGTAGTTTAATTATTGCTAATATAACATTGTTACGAGTTTTCACAAATAAAACAAAAACATTGACTCCGTAAACTACTGAAGATAATCCTATAATAGGATTTCCAATTATCCAATTGTATTGCACGCAAATAAAACTACCTAATATTGATGATAATACTAATAACAAATACCACGTGGTACCTATTTGTTTTTCTACAAAGTATCCGAACAATATAAAATATAAAGTATTATACATTAAATGAAACGGATCAACATGTGCAAATGTACATGTTAGCGGTTGCCAAATAAAAAATGCAGTATCATATATACTATGTAATGCAATATAATTGTTGAAATCAAACCATAACAATTGTATTGGAAACACTATTAAACATAGTATTGTTATGTATCTAGTAACTACTGGAATTTGTTGTAATAAACTAATATTACGTTGAATTAATTTTTTCATAGCTTTTAATTATACTATTAATATAAGAAAAAAAATGCAGAAATCCTAATTATTAGTTTTTTAGTTATACATATATTTATATAAAAGAAATTCTTAGAAGGAAACAATGAAAAACATATTAGCAGAAAACATGAAACGATTCGGAACTAAAAATTTGACCGAATCACAATTAGAAAACATTCAAGAAATTGAATTGAATGAGAATGATGTGAATTGGGCAAATGCAAATGCAAAACAAGTTAAAGCCACATTTCAAAAATATTTAGATGCGAATACACCAGCAAATAAAGTTCCTGTACAGGTTGTTGGTCCATATATGTTAAAAGTAACAGCTGATAAGGATAGGTATGGTGATCCAATATATAGTGGTAATGTATATACATTTCAAGCAACTGCAGAAGGGTTGGTAGCATTAAGTGACTCTGGTATAAATTCAAATGGAACCTTTATATGGAAAGCCACGGGGTTTAGAGATTTCAATTCTGGATCAGATAAAATTCAAACTGGCGCCCAAGACATGAATTCGGCCTGGTCAAAATTTACTCCATATAATTCACAAGCATTGCAAATGTTTAAATCATATTATGCTAGCTTACCGGGAAGTGAAAAAACTAAAGTAACTAACGGATTAGCAGCATTTGCGGCAAACCCAGGAAAAGGATTACAAGGCAATGCATCTAAAATGCAAATTGCATTTGCTCAAACAACACAAGGCGGCATATAATTAATAATATTATATAAACGTAGTAAAGCCCCTCAATTGGGGCTTTTTTTGTGAGCTATTGGTAACTATTGCATTCCGGTTAACGACATAGTCAATTTATGATCTTGCTGCACAAAGCTACGATCCATGTACTGATCATACCATGTATACAACATTGTCTTTGCATTAACATCTACATAAATCTTTACAGGATATTGAAATTCCGCAACGATACGACCATAATCAGCAATCTCGAGAATATACAAACTACCTTGCTTGGTTACATTGTGAATTGGAAGAGTATTTCCAATACCACCAGCTGAACGACTATAAAATGTGCTTGTCATTTTTTCAAGATCAAACACATAATCACAATCTATAACTTTCTTGCCTCGATCTTCATCTGGCGATTCGATTACTTGATTATTGTCATGAGTTCCAAACTTGTTAAATATTTGAGCTTCAGTAACTGTAACTTTGATTTTTTGTGAGATACTCACAGCGGCAATCAACAACGATACGGATAATAATAATAACTTTTTCATAGCTTTTTCTTTTAATTTATAATATAAATATAAGAAAAATTTTGCATATATCCAAATGAATCACGAATTATGTTTTACCGATATTTATTAATATGCAGACAACCGCAATTAATATTAAAACAATTATTCAAGAAGAATTAAAGTATATTCTCGAACAAAAACCAGATAATTTAATGCCAGGACAATCAGACTATGGATTATCTGGC